TTGTCGAGCATGTTGACACCATCAAAACCGCCATAGAAGACAGTGGTAAACTTATTAAATTCTTGAAAGCGATTGAATACAGCCGATGTGCTGTGCACTAGAGTCGCCATTGTGATGCGGTCTAGCTCGCCATCGGACACTGTGTAGTCCGACGGGTCCGGATGAGCGTTTCGTAAATACGCAGCATTAAGCATGTGATCTCTTGCTGTGCCTGAAACGTATGTAATGTGGCCACTAGCTAGCTCCTCAAGAAGTGCGACTCTAGCGAGAGTGAACTTGTTGCTGTTAAAATAGTCCTTTGCGGAACCTGTTACGAGGACGTCAAGCTTCTCAATTCCCTGGAATTTTGTATATGCCCTGACAAGAGGGTTCAGCTCGGAGCTGACGTTTGCATTAAGAGCTGCATTGTCAACGTTAAGTTCGGATGGTAACTTTTCAAACTTAACGCCCCAGTAGAATCTAGCATCTGCTCTCTCGTTTCTGCCAACCTCACCAGTCCAGTTAGGAGATGAATTGACGGCACCTCTTGTGCACTTAAACCTAAGAGGAAGAGGAGGAACAATAGATCTCTCAACATACTTTAGCGACAAGGACCCAGTTGCATCATTAACCTGATATGCTGTAAGCCTAGGTGGTGTACTGTTGCCTAAGGTACGATTGTTTCTGTCATCTAGAAGCTCGTCTCTGTCTGTAAGTGACTCGCTGGTCTTTAGTACAGGAATTCCTCTAAACCCGAACGGCAAAGCATCTGCAGGGATATTTTTCATCTCGACGCCATCGTTCATGCGAATTCTAATTCGCGTAGAGACGTTAGGGTATTTTCCGGAGACAACAAGTCTGCGCTCTGATTCATCTGTTGCATCAAAATTATAGAAAACTTTTTTGTCACCAATCTTTCTAGCGACGTAGTTTTCACTGCTTGGATTTAAATTGCAGTCTGGGTAGTATTCTAGAATTTCGGGAGACAAGTCTGAGTCGTTAAAATTTCTAAGTTGAACATCAAAAGACCCATATGGGTTCGCAGGATCGCTAGATTTTCTAATGTTTGCAATCGAAATCTTAAACTGCGTATTGCCCCACTCGCCATCGCTGATGGTCTCAAAGTCAAAGAGATCATGCTCGGTAGTTCCGTAAGGCTGTGAAATAAAAGATGGAGTTTTTGGAGTTGTGAACCTTGAGTCAAATCGACCAAAAAGGTCTCTAAAAGGTGTACCGGTTAAGTAGCTACCCGAAGAAAATGCAGCAGATCCTGAAAGAACTGCAACAACACCTTTGCCAGGCGCGCCTTCAATGTTTCCGGAAACAACTGCAATCTCAGGCTCAACGGGAAAGTCCAAATAGAGAAGATGCTGCTCTTCCTGAAAACGATCTGGATCCGTGTTAAGCACTCTGCCGACGTATGATTTGCTAGTCGGATCAAGTGATGCGGTAAAAATTTTAACGCCAGGAAGTCCTTCATCATTTGAGAATGCCGTACCTGCCGTCGACGACAACACCAGCCTAAAATTACTATCCGTGTCGATTCTTCCATATGAGTGTGGAGCAGTCTTAAAGTTAGAATATGTCTGGTCAAAATCCATAATATCAAATCTTGAGCCTGTTGTCGTAAAGAGGACAGCTCTAATAAGATTTACTTCATCTAGTCCTGAAAGATCGAACGATTCATTATCGCTAAAGATAGGAAATCCGACAGACTCTTGCGGCTTAACAAGATGTCTTGCGGCGATGAACTGAACACTGCCGTTGTATGCAGTCGTGACAGCTACATTTACCTGTGGGAGCTGTATTGTCTGGCCGGTCAACTTAAAACCAGCATTTTTTGTAATACCACCAAGCTGAGTCTCTAAACGCTGTGCTGCCGTCTCATTTGCGCCGGCGCCAAGGACTCTCACGTATGTCAATGAGTTCTTGCTCTTAAGAAATTCTCTAACAGCGTAGGGTCCAAATCTATCGATGCCAAGAGAGCCAAACTTGCTCTCAAAATCGGCCAAACTGCCGATGGTGACAGGTACAAATGCAGGGCCTCTCTCCGCAGTGCCGGCAATTCCACCAGGCGTACCTGATGCAGAAGCACTTCTAGCTGAAAGATCAACTTCCTGTTCAAAAAATCCAGGTGATCTAAAAGTTTGCTCAGCCATCGATATCTCTCCTTGGACTCAAAATGTCGTGTTTAGATTTACTATGATAAGTATCGCGTAAAATTGAAAATTTCTACTTAATGAAAACAATCCAATTTTTAGATGTCGTCTAGATCGATCGTAAGACCTTCTCTATAAATTGTCTCTCCCTGCCTGTTGCTTCCTGTGTCATCTTTTCGAATTTTTTGTGCCTTGACAACGATCTTCTTCCTCTTGCCTGTAAACGGATCAACTTCAAATTTATGAAAAAGCAGATCTTCTTTCGCTGCTTCGTGTCCACCAGCAGCAGGAAGACCACTAGCTGTCTTAGGGTCCGCTATAATGCTAGTCTGGTCTGTTGAGACTCCAATACGTGCAAGATTTGATGAGATGTTATTAGCAGCAATCGCCTGCCCAGGCACACCGTCCTCGTTTGTCGCCACGTCGTCGAGAATATACGCGCTAGGTGAACCACTAGGGACGTTTGCGTTTAGATTAACAATCGGGCTTGAGTTAATGCTCGAAACCCTAAACTCAATGTTCGGTGCAGAAATAGTTCGGCGCAGTCCATTAGGGCTACCAGGATACTCAGGCATCACGAGATACGCGTTTACCTTAATGTCAAATGATGACTTAACAAGTCTTTCTGAGTCTGTAAAATCGTCAAAATTTTCGCCAGCTTGAAATTCAGAGCCGACATAGCCGACAAACCAGTAGCCTTTAGGCGTCTCAAGTCTAAAAGTTCTTGCGTAGTTATTTTGATATGTGCTCATAATTGCTGCAATAATTTCATTCATCTGCTTGACAAATTGAGCCCAAATCGTGATATTGTAAGTCGCCTGGTAGTACTTGACAGGCGGAATCGTAATAATCTCGTAAATATTGTCTGCAAGGTCAGGAGTTAGGAGCTTGCCACCGAGAGCTTCGGCAGAAGGAGCATTTTGTCTCCGGCGAGCGCCAACTGTGCCTGGCATCACGCCCTCGCCAGGCCCACCTAACAAATGAGATGCGGCAGCAATATTATCCTGATTTGACAATGAAAGCTTATTTAGAAGGCGCTTGTACGTGTCACTTTCAGGAGACAACTTAATCTTAATTTTTGAAGGCTGCATCTGCCCGGGACCTGTGCCATTGTCTGGCTGCTGATTGATGCCTGTGCGCATTATCGAAATAAGTGGCAGGACTAGCGTCTTATTCTTGTCCCTTAGCGGCTCTTTGCGATTGAGGACAGCAAATCGCTCTCCGGTCGAAAATATGACAGGAATTCTTTTTAGCTCATTTTGCTGTACATGCTGGAGAGGTATTTGTTTCTCAAAGAGATCAAATACAGCACGATCAGCATCTTCCAGCGTGCATGAGGGAAAAGTAAAGTTATCAGGCGTAGATGTGCTCTCATAGCCTGTCGCCTCTCGTTTTTGTCCTGGCGGAAATTGTGTCAGTCGTGTCGACATGGTTTACTCATCTCCGTAAAAGGAGGAAGTAATACCGTCCTTCTCGACTTTTTGAGGCTTCGCGGCATCAAGCTTGCCCTGGTCAATAAGTGCCCTCTTGTCGCCCGTAACACCCATCTCATTTGTCGTATTGCCTCTCTGCTGAACAAAAACCTCTTGAGCTGCATCGACTTCGTCGTAATTTTCTGTAAGAGGACCTACAACCTTTACGTTAATCTGACCTGTTCTTACCTGCTTTCCTGTGACCTTGTAGCCAGAAATGTGCTCAACTTGTCCAAAAACTAGTTTTTCAACGACAATCGATGTAATTTCAAAGTAGACAGCGTTGTAGCTGAAATAGTCGCCCTCTCTAATTAAAATATTTCTGTCAATAACATCTCTAACATGAATGTGTGCAACTATTGACAAGTATTCTTCACTTCCAAATCTATTTGTCCTAATCTCGTTAGGGTTCCATTCGACTAGCGTTTCGAGCTCAATAGGCGGGTCAAAAACCTTGTCGTTTGACTCTTCGTAGACATCATGGACGGCGCTTAGGTCTTCTCTAATTCTAAAATAGTAAATTTTTTGTCCGGCGACATCCTTGATTAACTCTTTGGTAATGTCAGAGATGAAGTCTATTTCTCTAGGAGTTATAAAGAGTCTTGCCATATTTTTAGCCCATTATAATTGCCTTGCCGTTAGGCATAGGCACATACTTTAGAAGCTTGTTAAGATTATCAGCTGCCGCAACTTCTGTCTCAAGGATCTTCGAGTACGTTAGCGACTCAAGCATCTCCTTAAGCTCAGTCTTAAGATCCTTTTGCTCTTCACGCCCCTGACTGACAAGGTCAGACCCGTTTAGCTGAACCTCTCCGCCTGGAATTGGAACATTTCCAAACTTTGATCTAATGAGCCCTAGGACTTCTTTGCAGAGTGCAATTGTGTACTGCCGCGTCCACTGCCGTCCAATTGAATTAATTCTGTTAAATAAAAGATTACCAAAAGGAACGTTTGACAGATTGCTGACACCATAGATTGAATCATCCTTAAATGGTGGGTCCAGCGGATCAGGTGCAAAAGCGACACGAATCCACATCCGCTTTGGTGTCGCTGTTGCCTCAGCGGGTGTTGGAAAAATTCGAATTTTTGTGCCTGTAATTTTGTAGGAAAAATTTGATCGCCTAACTCGCTGCGACATGCTTAACATGCCGCCACGAAGAACGTCCTCAAAGACAGGTAGCACATAAAACACTGTCTCAGGCGTAAACGACTCAAAATTAAACTCATTGTTTAAATAGTTGACTGCAGAGGTGGTGTCAAAGAATCTGTATGCTGCAGAAGGATTAAAATGAAAGACTTCTTGAATTTTTAGTTTCTTTGTCGGAGAGTTAAAGGAGCTGGAGACAATATACGCGCCATTCATGTCTTTTAGTTCTTCGTAGATGTCATAATCCTGTCTTCCAGCCTCAAGCTCAATTGAGCCGCTGAGTGTTCTGTAAGCACCACCAAGCCCTGCCTCCATCGCATACGGCTCAGCACGACGCAGCGCAAATTCAAAATTCTCTCGAGGTAGTTTCTGTTCAGCCCCTGACAGGGTGCCCGTGGCAAAACCCATGAGGCTGGCCATC